GTGTTGTATGCTGCTGTAACTGCCCAGCTTGACCGCACTGCTGGCCGTGCTGAAATCAGCATCCAGCCAGTTCAGCGGGTTGGTACGCTGGCCTTTCCAGCGCACTTCAAAATGCAGGTGTGCACCAAAACTGTTGCCGGTGTTGCCGCTGTAGCCGATCAGCTGGCCCTCCTGCACCTGCTGACCTCTCTTGACAACAATCTTATTAAGATGTGCGTACAGCGTTTCGAGCGCACCATACTTGTATGTAGCGTGTTTCAGCTTAATCATGTTGCCATAGCTGTTTGTATCGCCGCTGGTGCGCTTGCCATTCCAGTGGTAGGCGATTGCAACCGTGCCCGCTTCCGCTGCATATATTGGTGTACCAACTGCTGCGCGGAAATCCAGTGCCCGGTGCAGGCTACCATCATTGTAGAGCCAGCCCGCGGTGATAATGTGCTGGGCCAGGGGCCAGCGGAGCAGTACGTCTTCGTTGGATAATCTCATGTTTTCAACTCCTTGTTGGTTTAGCTAGAGCCCTCTTTGCGTGGGCAATGGGCGGAAAAAGAAAGTCAGGCGGTTCATACTGTCACGTCCTTTCGGATTAAATTTAATTTGCATAGTAATCTACGTCAAAATGAACAAATTTTGATTCCGAATCTGGAAGTTTTAAGCTTAATGACCCGCCGCCGATATACAAATACCCAAAGGCATCCGGGATGTCATATTGAGTCTTGCTAAGAGACGCAAAAAGTTCTTTCGATTTTGCCGGATGCGTTTTGTAGTTTGCAAAATTGAAAACATTATTTAAATTCGTTGCCGTTCCTCTATATAAAGCAGCAAACTCCAACTTACAATAATGACCTCTTCTATAAATCCTGTTGTATTTTATATCCCATGAGCTTGCGTCACTATTAGTAGCCACTGTTATTCCCGGATTATATACAATCAAGCCATCAGGGACACCATCGCAGTAGAACGATAAAGAACCCGGGGATAGCGATTTAAAATCGCTATCCCACTTTTCTTTTTCAACATTGCTGAACTTGATTTTTTTTCCGTTGAAAAGCGATCCAACGTCTGGAACAGATACACCAAAACATTTCAGATTTCCAGTTTCTTTCCCATCTGAAATATAGAAAAGTACAGGAACATCGTCTATAACGTCAGAATTTATATAGGTGCTATTGTAAAAATTTCTGAGTTCGGAGACAATAACATTATTCTTACCATTTATATAAAAGGCTGTTTCATATGTATCATTAAAGCACTGAGATAAGTATGCGCTTGAGTTTGCACGAAAATATATACTTCCTTTTACAATATCGGAATTTGCAATCCATGCGTGAATTTTATTGTAAAAATTACCACCATATTCATCACTAATCCCGATGTGATAGTTGACAATAATAATATTTGAAAAATGAGAGTCGGACGTTTTAACATAAACTCCGATGGATTCTGTGCTCGGAATACTTGTCCGAATCAAGCAGCTGTCAACTAAAAGTTCATATCCGGCTATGTAATCTATTCCAACTGTTGTATTAAAAATTTTCAATCCATGCAACCGAAAATTTGCTACATATGATATTTTGACGCCTGTAGAGACAGAAAATGCATTCCCAGCAGAAAATCCGAGACCAGAAATATATCCCGAATTTGTTTTTTCAAATGTGTTTATGCCCATAAAATGCGTCATTTCTTTAAGAGGGATAATAAACGCATTTTCTCCTATAATTTTTATATCAAAATTTACACTTAAAGGCTCTGAAATTCCATAATTTCCGGCCGGAAAGACTATAACGGATTTTTGGACTTGTGCATACGCAAAGCAGCTTGCTATGCTTTCAGTATCATCAGAAACTCCGTCGCCTTTTGCTCCAAACATTTGGGGTGTTATATACGAATTTGAAATATACGGTAAAAATTTAGCTGCAATTTTTGTCTCTGTAATCGCCCCATCCTGCACCGTCGTAGTCGCTTCTGGATGCTCATCCAGCCAATTGTTGACGTCTTTTGCAATAACTTCATCTTTGATTATAAGTCCGCCTTCATTCAACTTGTCTAAATCTTCCTTTAGTCCACTAATCCCGTTGGTATTTTTATTCACCTTCCCGCTCAGCGTGCTGTAGTCCGCCGGGATAGATTCCAGCGTGTTTTTGCCCTTATCCTCAATCGCTTTCTGCTGCGTGCTGCTTTCATCTTGCAGCTTTTTAACCCCTTCAGCCGTCAGCCTGTTACTGTTTGCAGTGTAATCCGGAATATTGTCAAGCTCCGGGTTCTGTATCGGGTTTTGCCGTACAATAAGCCGTAAATAGCTGGTTCCTGCCGTTTTCCCGTCAGAGGTTTCAACTTCAAGAACCATCGCAAACTCACCATACAGTACCGTCATCTGCGCGGTAATTTCAAGGTATACAACGTGCCGTGCATCATCAATGCCAATTGCTTCATGGTATACTGGCAAGCCGTTTTTGTTCATCCGCAGCCGCACGCTTGCGCCTTCCGGAATCGTGTATAGCTGCCCATCCTTGTACAGTGTGCAGGCAATAACCGGCAAGCTCTCGTCATACTGTGTAACATGCACTCGCTGCGGTATCGCTGCACCAGAAAGTACCGCATATGTTTTGTGGATAATCCGCCCTTCTGGTGCTGTCATTACTTCTGTAGCCACTGCTCAAACTCCTTATCCGCACGTTACCGTGCCGTCATCATTGCAATAGATTCTTTTACCGCCAACATATAGTTGGTCGGCCTTTAACGTTGCGTCCCCTTTGCCGCTGGATACCTCTACCGTGTCCCACATTACAAGGCTGCGCCCGCTAAACGTCCCGCCAAAGCTGATTTTTTTCAAATTTTCAAAAATTGCTTCTGCATCTACCTGTTCAAGTTTCAACCCCTGGAAACTTTCGCTTCCATCCGCGTTTTTGTGCAGCCAGCCGTACCGCTGGTATCGGGTATCACTCGCAAATGTACAGGTATCTGCATTGTTTTGTATCACGCCCTGCGCAGTTTCGCCGCCGCTGGTTTGGCCGCCCATCCACCGGATGCCGTCCGGCGTAATTTTGGCATATTTGTGCCCGTTGGTATCGTCATCATACCCCAACTTGATAATTCCGTTGTCCAGGTCAAAATAGGTGATCTCGTTTAGGCTCTGGATAATTCCGGTTTTTATCAGATTTGCGGCCAATGTACCGGCGGTAATGTAATCCGCCACAATAGCCCCATCCATTGTCATGGCAAGCCCAAATTCGCCATTGTATCCGGTTGAGGAATATCCCAACCCAGATAGATTCCACCGCCACACCCTTGTTGCTGTGTTAATGTCGGGCTTGTCCATAATCAAGATTTCATCCGGTGTATCGCCCCCGGTAGAGCTGTGGAAAACTACATATCCACCTAAATTGCCGGTAATCAATTTTGTGGCGCGGGCAATCGCACGTTTCAACATGGTCTGTGTGCGGTCAATCTCTTGTTTGGTGTCTTTGCCCAGGCTTGCAACAGTGTCCGCAAGCGTTGCGCGTGCATCGCCAAGTTCTACACTGTCGTATCGCCCCAAAAGCACGTTGTACACGGTTTTTACAACCTTTGCGGTAGCCTGTACGCCCAACCGTGCAAACGTCACACGCACGGTATCACACAGCCCCACGCGCTCAAGCACTGCCTTGCCCTTATACTCTTCGGTGTTTTCCAACTGTGCCCAACTCAATTTCAAGCTTACTTCCGGCACACCAACATTGTTTGATTTGATGTACTTTAGCGCAGCCTGCTGCAGCTGTTCATCTGTGGGTTGTTCCTCAAAATCTTGGCTCACATCCAGCGTTAAAATGCGTACAAAATCGTAATTTCCATCCGGCACATTCACAACCGGCCCTGTGCTAATTTGCACCACATTGCCGTCACTGCCTGCCCAGTAAGGATATACGCCGGTATAAATGCTTGCACAGTTTTCTTCCTGCGTCAGATCGGTCAGGTTCTTCCCGTATCGGATACTTACGCCCCGGTCGCTTCCTCTCGCTCCATGCAGCTTGACAGCGTAATTATCCCACTCGTATTCTCCGCCAAAAACGTCCAAAACGCTTCCTTCAACGCCGCCCAACCGGCTACGCAGAGAAGAAGGGACAGAAACGGAAAAATCCCCCGCTGTAGATATGTCACTCCAAAACGTAAATTCGCAATTTGCTGCAACGTGCTCTTTTAATCCGGCTAATGCTGCCTGTGCGCCACTCGCCACAAACGGTGCAACCGGAATGCCGCTCAAATCATAGCTAATGTGCGCCGCATTTACCGTCACCTGTCCACCAATCGGCCTGCTTATCTGGTAGATGCGGAATAGTTGTTCATCCGCAAACGGGTTTGGCTTCGCCTTAATTAACCCGCGCAGCGCCAAAGAATCATAATGCTGCCCGCCAACAGGGTATACCATCTCAAGCTCAAAACTGCCGTTGCGCTCTTCTGTTATTGTGCAGCTGATACAGTCGCGCAATGCGCCAAGCCCGTTGCCCTTATCTCCAGTGGTGCCATCATAGTATCTTGGAATCATAGCGTCCACCACCTTGGCGTAATTACACAGCTGTCAATTCCGCCTGTCCAGCTGATCTGGTTTTCTCCTGGCCCCAAAGCGGGGAACTCAGGCGCGGTCACATACTGGTTCAGGTTTGTGCCATCCTTGTAAGCATCTTGCAATTCGCAGTCCAGCACCATGTTGCCGGTATACCCATCAATGGACAACTGAACTTGTCCAATTTGCAATTTTGCATCCCCGCTTAATACGAGCTCAACCAGCGGAAAAGCCAGCTGTCCGGTCGGGTTTCGTAAAATATCCCCGCTTACAGCGGTAATGGGCCATTCGCCGGATTTAAAAAACTTCTGCGGCATACAGTCAAAAGAAATGTTAAATGGGGCCAGCCGCCGCACCCGGATTTCCGTTTCTGGCAGGTTTTCCACTCGCGCCATGCGGTAAATATCCGGCTCTTCCTCTGTTTCAAGCCGCCGGTATCCCATGGTTTCCCCGCACAAAAACTCTGCAATTCCAGGCAGCCGTTCCGCAACCTCGTTTGCATCCAGCGCAAAGCATTTTGCCGTTCCGGTAACGTTGCTGTAGCTGCCATCCCACATGTGCAGGTCACCGCTGCGGCCCGGTATGCTTGTAACCGTAACCCGCGGCGTTGCCTGCCAAAAAGTCAGCTCATTTTGCAGCCGAATCCCCGCATCCAGGCTGCAAGCGCCGTCCAGCCAGAACTTTTTATCCATACAGCGCCGCCTTTCTGCGTGTCTGTGCTTCCAATTCGTGGGAAATATCATTTGCCAGCGCATGGGCCATATCAGAAACACTCGTAAACTGCATACCGTTAATGCTGATCTGGAACACCATATCACCGCCAGTTTTTCTGCCATTACGATAATTTTCTGCTTCCCGTGCAGTCAGCACCATCTCGCCCCTGTGCAGATTTGCAACATAGTCGTTATATGGCACATAGTCCAATCCGCCCGCGTGGCTGTGGTTGCTGCCACTACTGTTGACATCCACATTAACAGAGCGGTTCCCGAACAGGCTGTCCCACAAACCATTGAACCAGCTGACAAGGCTGTTCCAAGCTGCCGAAATGCCGTCAATAATGCCATCAATGACCGCGTTGCCCATCTGCATTGCGCCTTCTACAATGTCCGGCAAATGCTCTATAAAGTAGGTCAGCAGGGTCTCCACGATAGATGCAGCGGCAAGCATAATGTCCGGCAAGTGTTCCGAAATGCCCTCAACAAACGCAATCAGCATTTGTCCGGCAGTGTCAAGCATTTGCGGCAAGTTCTCATTCAGCTTTGAAACCATCGTTAATACGATTTGCAAGGCCGATTGTGCAACGGTCGGAAGCATCTGATAGATGCCATTGCCCAGCACGGTTATAATTTGAATCGCCGAATCAATAAGCTGCGTTGCGTTGGCGCTGATTCCCGTAACAAGCGTCTGCACGATGTTCACGGCAGACTGCGCCAGCTGCGGCAGGACAGTTTCAATCAAGCCGGGCAACTCTGCCATAATGGGTGGGACAAGGCTCTCTATCAGCTTAGCAGCTCCGTTCAGGGCGACTTCTATGCGGGGAATAATGTTGCTTACCGCTGTAGTTGCGCTATCCACAAAGTTGCTGATAAGCTGCCCAAAATTGGCATTATCATCGGCAATTCCAGTTATAAGGTTTGACCATGCGGATTTTGTAGCATTTATACTCCCTTGAATCGTTGTGGATGCCTCTTTAGCTGTCGTACCAGTAATGCCCATTGCGTTTTGGACATCATGAATCGCGCTCACAACGTCCGCATAGCTGTCAATGGTGTAATTGGTGGCTTTTCCCTGGGCAGCGTTGAGCTTGTTGGCGTCTTTAATAAGGCGTTCCATCTCAGTTTTTGTTCCGCCGTAGCCTAGCTTCAGGTTGTCAAGCATTGTGTAGTTCTGCTTCGCGAAGCCGTTGTATGCGTCTTGGATTGACGAGATGTTAGTGCCCATCTTGTTTGCATTGTCGGACATGTCACCAATGGCAGTATTGGCAAGCTCTGCCGCTTGTTCCGTATCTCCGCCCAGACTAGACACAAGCGCGGCTGCAAAGGTTGTTGCCGTGTTCATGTACTCATTTGCCGAAAGTCCAGCCGTTTTGTACGCATCGGCTGCATACTGCTGAACTTTATCGGCGCTGGTTTTATACAGCGTTTCTACGCCGCCGACAAGCTGTTCGTATTCTGCGTAGCTTTTTACGGCAAGCCCAGTCAATGCAGAAACGGCTGTTGCGCCCGCCGTCGTTGCCGCTGCCGTTACCGAAACCACTTGTTTTGTAACGTCAAACAAACCCTTGCCGATATTAGATGCGGCTAAACCCAGCTTATCAAATATGCCGTGCAATCCTCCCGCGCTGCTTTTTGCTTCTCCCAACTGCTTTTCATATTCACTTGTATCAAGGCTGATTTTCGCAAACAAATCAAATGCGTCCAACGCAGCTCACCTCCCGCAATTTATTTTTAATATGCTCTATGATTTCCTCTTCCGTGCGCATTTCCTCTTTTTCTGGTTTCTCGGGGCGTATCATATCCAAGTATCGCGGCGGTTTCTCATCTGGGCGAATGATGCTGTTTGCAAGGGACATAAGCACATCAGACATATACAATTTGTATATTTTATCCTCATTGTATCGTCTAATTCGATATGGCAACGCCGACATAAGCGCACGAACGCTCAGTTTCGGCATATCTAGCATTGCAAGAATTATGCTTTCTGCCCCATATCGAACGACGAGCTGAAAAAATCGACCAAATCCTTATCCTTTACCAGCTCGCGCAACTGCCCCAGCGTAACAAGAAAGCGCTGCTTGCCGCAATCCTCGACCGGAACGCCGTTGAACGGAGAAAGCGCAGTATACAGGTCGTTTCTGTGGGTTTTAAGAATAATCGGCACAAGCACAGCCAAGCGGGACACGCCGAAACGGTAAATGTCCATCTTGCTATGCTCGCCCTGCGGTAAAACACGCTGAATTTCTGCCACAAGCTGCTCGTCGTCTGCCATTGCCTGTACGGCAGGCGCGGCAACGCAAAGCGCGTCGCATACTTCGTCTGTAGTCATTTGAGAAAGCAATTTCATTTTTTTTACACCTGCTTGTCGATGCTGTAAAACTCCATAGGCACTTCGTCCTGATTCTTGACAGAAATATACCCTGTCAAAGTCACAGAAATTTGCCCCTTGCCTTTTTTCTCGGTTTTCAAGCTGAAGCCGCCAGTAGAAAGCGCATTTTTCATCTTAATAGCAACACAGCCGCCGTCGGCGCGGTCGCCAACCCACCAGATATCCCGGAAATCCTCATTTTTAACTGCGCCGCGCGGCGTAATTTTGTTTCCGACAACATCTGCCGCGCCAAGATAAAGCCGAATGCTTTCTGCGGCTGTTCTAAGGGACGTAAAGGACATTCCGCAGTCCCAGCCATCAAGCACGAGAAATTCTTTCACGTTGTCAGGTGCGTTATCAACATCCTCCGCAATGTTGGTGTATTTTGGAGTGCATGTAGCGGTAATGCCGCCGGTAGTGGCACAGATGATGTCAGCATCTTCCGGCACCTTTACAGCAGATGGATCAAATGTACTCAGCAGAACGCCTGTTTCAATCTGCAAATTATCGAAAGTGTCTTTGGGGATAACCTTAAACATATTTTCACCTCAATTTAAGCATAAAAATTCGGCGGTCACGTTGATGTACCGCCGTTTTAGGTTTTTATCTGTGTCATCTGCCAGCGATTGGCAGAACGGGGAGCCGCGTTTTAACCAAATAAAGCCGCCATCTACCGGCAGCGTCACGCCGCCAATGCCCAGCGCGTTCGAAAGCTCAAGTGCCTTTGCATTGGGCACCGCTTCGCTCGTGGTATAGAACCACATGTTGACCGTCAGCGATACCGCCCCGCCGCCCCATGCGTCAAACACAGCATCATAGGTTAGGTATGGGAGTACAGCGTCATCCGGCACGGCGTTTGTGGCGTAAGCGGTCATAAATCGCCCGAAAAACTGCTGTAATGCGGCGCCCTTTGTCATGTCGGCAATCCCTCCCGCAATCGTTCAGCCGTAAAACTTTTTAGGCCGTTCAGCATCGGGGAAGCGCTTGCCGGGGCTTGCTTTTCTTCCGGGCGGCTCGTGACCCGGAAATATGCCCCAGTAGTAGAGTCCTTGTATACGCTGCCGTATTCAATAGGCACATCTTTCCGCACAATCCCGGTATATACGCTGGTCACACCCTGTGCTTCGGCCTGCCGTGCTTCAAGGCTGCTGTCAAATGCAACGTAATTCGCAAACTCTGCGCCCTCGCTCCACTCGGTAGCATAGCCGCCCTCGCCGTCAGGCTTTGTCCGCTTGTCCATAATGATGCAGCTGTGCGAAAAATCATCTAAAAGGCTCATAGCTTTCTCCATTTGTTCAGCCGGGACGCAAACACACCATGCCAGCCCGTCACAGAGCCGCCAGAATTGCCGTTTGCGCTCGATTTGGTGTAACTATACCCTGCAAAACTCTCGCTTTGAAACGGGCTGTTTGCAGCGCTCTCATACTTGCTGCGCCATGCTTCCACATCCTCAACCAGAGAAATAAAGGCAGCGGGCACAGCAAGCGCCCACACAGCACCGTCAAACGTTTCATCGGTCAAGCTGCCAGCACCGTACTGGTACACGCCATCGTTGAACGTGCTCCCGATAATGCGGAAATATTGCCCAATAACTAAAAAAGGCAGCGCAATGCTGCCGTCTTCGATGGTAAACGTGCCCAGGTGTACGCCGTTCGGGACTACAAACCAGTTCCGGCACTCCCTCATCAATTCTTCAAGCATTACGCTGCCCTCCTTTTATCAGCTCTTGGTGTTCACGTCGGCCTTAGTTGCAGCAGGATTGACAGTGATAACCGCAATGCCGTCCAGATACTCAGCCCACAGCGCCATGCCCATAACCGCAAAGCTCTCACCCACAGCAGTGCCATAGTTGCCCTGAGCATGGAAGCCGATCAGGGGAGTTTCCCCGCTCACGGTGTAAGTCAGGCCCAGGCTAGAGAACTCGCTAGAGGGGTCAACATAGTACAGGTCAATGTTTTCCACGGGGGTTGCAATGACCTTGTTGCGGGCAATCTGAGTTGCTGGCAGCAGGAACAGGGTGCTGTAGCCCATAAAGTTCTTGATGTAGGTCAGTCCGAAAGCGTTCTGTACGGTCACCTGCGTACTTCCCAGATAGTCATAAGCATCCAGAATATTTGCAAAGCCGACAACTTCAGTCACATCCTTCTGAATGGTGGCAAACTTGTTCAGCACCTCGCCCTGAGCCTTTGCCAGAGCGGCCTGCCAGGAGGCAGCATCGCCGGTCAGGCTGCCGGTGTTCAGGAAGGTGTAAAATTTGCTCATCACCTCGTTTTGCAGCTTGGTGAGGAAAGCATCGTCGGACTTTTGCACGGCGATTGTCGCGCCATACTTGTCCACATCCTCGATGGGCACGGCTTTTGCGTACTTTTGCAGGGTGATGTCTTCCTTTGTGGCCTGGGTGATAGTGGTCTTGCTATAGGGGATTACAGCACCGGCGGGCACAGTGCCGCTCTCCAGCGCAACGCTAGCGGTGTAAGACACCAGCGATGTGCCCGCCTGCTTGCGGATGGGCCGCATGATGCCGTAGATTTCCCGCAGTGCCTCCCAGTTGTCGGCAAAGCGGGTCACAAAATCAAGCTCGCGAGCAGTCACGCCGGTGTAGACATTGGGCAGACTGTCGCGGGGGGTAGTCAGGGTTTCAATTTTAGTTGCTGCCATTTTAAGGCTCCTTTCATGTGTTCTGGTTGTTCAGATTCTCTTCGATGGCCTTCAGGCGTGCTTCATAATCCATGACATAGCGCCCTTTTTCATCTTTTTTATAGATGTCGGCCATTGTGAGCTTTGCGCCGCCGCTGTTGGCAGGCGGGTTCGCCGTGTTTGCGCCCTGCGTGCTGGTAGTAACGATGTAGTCGCTGTAACTGTCCTTCAAGCTCTTTTCCAGCTTGTCAGCCTCTTTCACAGCTCCGTCATCGTCCAGCTCCAGCGCATCCAGCAGGCCGTCAGCCTTTGCCAGCTTCGCCACGCTCTGCAAGCGCTTTTCGGATACGCCGATTTTCTTCAGCACAGCTTCCACTGCCTTTTCTTTGGCAGCGGTAGTCTTTTCGGCGGCCACGCTGGTTTTGTAATCCTCAAAAGCCTGGTGCTCGGATTCATACTTTGCCTTGTAGCCGTCATCGCCTTTTCCTTTCAGTTCGTCCAGTTCCTTTTGAACGCCGGGAAGTTTTTCCGCATCGGCTTTATAGCGGTCAACGTCCGCTTTCAAACCGTTTACGGTGTCAGTGTGGGCTTCAATAATGGTGTCCTGCTGCTCTTCGGTCAGCCCCATACCTTTCAGCAGCTTGCGAGTAATAGCCAATGTTTTCGCTCCTTTTCTTCGGTGTCAGTTCTTCGACATTCGCGTTTTATTCAAAACGGCAGTGCTTCGCCGTTTTTGCGTATAAAAATAGCAACCTCCGAGAAAGTCTCGGTAGTTGCTAGGTAAACTTGCCTTTTACGGTTTCACTTCAACGCTGGGTAGCACATTTGTGTGGAAATACAGCTTGTAATGGTACGGGTCTGTGTGTGTTCCTGTAATGTCCTCGACAACGTACATCGTGTAGCTGTTTAGGTAGATGTAATTTTTCCTGTAAGTATCAGGGCCAACCTTTACAGTGCAGACGAGTTCGTTGTTGGAATTGTTGGAGATAGACATATACCCCTCGGCTTCCATAATGACCTTGTCTGTTCTGGCGTTGTATACGGTGATTTTTCGTTCGCTATCAAAGTAATCGGCTTGTTTAGAAATATTGTAGTTTGCTCTATCGGCTTCGGAGCATCCACACAAAAGCAAAACTGAGGCCATAACTGCGATTGCGATATAAAGAATTTTTTTCATGTGCTTTCCTCCCAATAAAAAGAGCCGAGAGGCTTATTTGCCTTTCAGCTCTGCTTCGATGATTTTTTTGTACTGTTCGCCGTGCTCGGCGACAGCAGGCTTGATAAATGGCTTTGCCCGTTGGCCGTGCGTCAAATGCCAATTGCCTTTTGCGTCTTGATATACCCACGGCGTTTGTCTGCCGCCGGGGTAATATATGCCGGTTCCGCACTCAACGTATACGCCGTATTCGCTATTTGTGCCGACATAGGCGGCGCGTTCTCCGCTGTTTGTCACTGTATGAGTGATGCTATTGCGCAATGCGCCAGTTCCAAATTTACCGGGGCTGTTTACAAGCTTTTTGGCATAGCCCTCTGCTACCATCCCGCATTTTTCCAGCGCCCGCTGGCAAGCGGATTCCAGCGCTTCCAATACCTCATCGCTGTGGTCTTCAAGTCGTATCTGCATTGCGTTTCCACCCCGCCCACTCTGCATAGGTCATATCTTCCACAAGCACAGATTCCCCTGTTTCGGGGTCTTTGGCGCGTCTGCCGCCGCTGCTTGTGTCTTCGCCGTCAACCTCCGCAATCTGGGTACATCGGCAGTTATACACAAGATAGCCCGGCGCGGAACTGTCTCCCGGATACATAAGCTTGTAGCCGTCAACCTTAAACGGTTTGTCAACGTCTACTGTCTGGCCGTCAAGCATTGCATGCGCATGGCGTGTGCGGTTGTCCAGCGTTGCCAGCCAGCGTTTTTTCAGCTTGATTCCCATGTTCTGCGCTGAACGGTAAGTATCTAGCCGTCCCGCGTTCTGTGCTCCTGTGACTGCTGTTCGTGCCGTTCTGATGGCGCTCGTGCGGTTCATGTCCTGCATACGGCTTTGCAGGTCATCCGCAATTTTTCCAATTCCCTTGCCTTGCAAGATGGAGCTTGTGACGCTGGCTGTGATTTGTTGCTTGCCGTATTTCAAATCAATGCCGCGCTGCAATGCACGCTTTGGCGGGTAATATGGCATCAAGTCAGGCTGTTCCACGATCAGACGTCTGACCGTCTGTTCGTCCCATAGCGCAAAGTCTGCGCTGTCGCTTACCTGCTCGATTTTGTAAGCTGCATAATTTCTGTTCAGCGTGTAGATGCCCGGCGTGGCGTCATTGACGTATGCCACAGCCGTTGCATTGGCATCGGTGTATCTTTCTGCCACTTTATCGCGCAGGGCTTCAAAACGCTTGCCGCGCCCTATCTGCGCAACCCGCCATTGCTTGTACTGCTGTTCGGTGATTTCGCCTGCATCGAGCTTTTCTTGCATAGCGGCATCGCGCTTCTCGAACTGTTCAAAATAGGCTTTCACCGTGTCGGTCAATTCGTCAGCAGCTTCTTTGTACAGCTTTGCGATGCGCCGTTCCAGATCGGCGAGCTGTTCATCCGTCAGTTTGTGGGCGTAATCAGGTCTCACCATTGCCGTTCATTCCCTCTCCCGGCTGGTTCTGCGGCTCGTTAGGTGGCGAGTTGATAATTGTACGGTCTAGCTCCTCGGCAGCCTTGCGGCGCATCAATTCTTCAAACTGGTCTGCGTCGCCGAGAATAGTCAGCAGCTTTTTGGTGATGTATTCATCATCGTAGTATTCCGCGCCCAGCATCACTGTCTGCGTTTCTTCCTGCTTGTTGATAATCTGGTTGCGCGTATATGTTGGCTCGTCATCAAGCCCGGCAACCGCCAAAATGCCCTTGATGCAGCGCGTCACGCAACTTTCAAACTTGTCCGTTTTCAGGTCGAGTGGCACATAACTGGCTTTGATAGCCGTTGCAGTTTGGTTGCCAGCGCTCACGGCAGATGCGTCAAACGCCTGAAAATCCGTGTACAGCTTTTTGGTCAGCATATCAATAGTCGCCTGCGTGCCTTGGAACGGCGCTTCGATGCTCTGTGGCGTGGCCTTCGCGCCCTCGTCACCGTCAGCATGGGCGACATGGGTCGTTTTCAGACGCTCAATGAACTTTGTATCGTCCTGCTCGTCCATGCCTCCGCAGTTGGTCAAAACCCAGTAGATCAGGTTTCCCTCGTCCACGTTGTTGACCATGTTGCTGCTGGCAAGGTCGAGCGCGTCAATGGTATTCTGTCGCCCCTGTAACTCGCTGTGGGCCTGCTCTCCGTTTTTTAGCGGGATAATGGGAAATCCTGGATAATTCTCACCGTCATAAATTTCTGTGCCGTCTGCCTCGCTGGTGCGCAGCTTCAACTTGTAAGCGCGTTTCGGCTTGAGAATCGCCATATCATCGCTTTTGGGCTTTTGATACTCTGTGTACCCGTCAAGCTCGTACAGCGTGGCGCGCAGTGGCTTATCGTCTGCCACCTGCCAGAAACGGATTCCGGCTTTCATGGATCCGTCTTCCTCGTCGTACAGGGGAACAAATTCCTCTGCTGCAAACACCTGTACATGGTCGAGATTCCAAAACACGAAAGACTGCCCGTCAATCAAAGCATGGCGGGCAGCGTCCATAATATCTTCGTCGAACGTCGCACCCAGCGCCTTTTCTGTTTCAGGCTTCTGAAATGAAACGCCGTTGCCCAGCAAATACGAAACTTCTTGGTCTACGACCAGGCCAAAGAACTTGCTTGCTATCTTGTGATTTGCCGTGTACATGTCACGGTGCGCCTTGCCCTGAAAGTCGTAGATGATTTTCTCGTATTTGTTGATTGTAGGGTTTTCTCCGTGGTAATACTTGTTGGCGTTCGCTGCAAGGCGTGTGCTATGGTCGGCCTTATACTCATTGATTGCGCCCAGGATGAAACTCATGCGGGCCTTTTCGTCCTCGCCAACCGACACAAAATCTTGGTATGTTTTCACGTCTTATCACCGCCTTTACACGAAAATGCTCTTGTATCTGGTTTCGGCGGTGTCTCCCGCCTTGTTCGCTGTGCTTTCCATCGCATAACGCACAGCGTCAATGTGATGGTTGTTGATGTCTGGATACCCCTCCAAAACTTCCCCTGTTTTCGCATCTCGCTCGTACTCGTACTCGCTAAACTCTTTTGCAGTGTCCGGGCAACGTTCCGGGTCAATGACAATAGCTTCCAGCATTTGCAGCCACTTTGTGCCGTATCGAACCGATTTCGGCCCTTTGCGGGCCGGGAATGTTTTCACGCCGTACTTGTTATAGTCCGCGATAGATTTCGGCTCGGCACTATCCGCGCAGACTTTATCCTCACGCGTCAGCCCTCTATCCAAAAGCAGCTGTGCAGTGTCCCTATTGCTGGTTCTACGCCTTGTTAGCTCGTCAAAGATGTACAGCGTGCGCCTGGCTGCATCAAAGTGCATTGCATTGTACGCCCACGGGTCTGGATACCAGCCCCAGTCAACGCCGCGCTTGATTCTGTCGAATGTTTTCAACTGTTCGTCTGTGATTTGTTGAATTTTCAGGTTCTCGAATACTGCTGTGCCGCTGCCGACTACCTCGCCCAGATACTCGTGGCGGTATGCCGTTTCGTTTGTGCGCTGCAAATATTCAGCATCGGCCAGGAACCGCTCTCCGAGCCATTCTGCGGGCGTTGTCTTGTAGGTGGAATGATGTATCAGCTTTCCCGCCCGCGCTTTCAGAGCGTACCCGTTTGCCCAGTTCCGCGCCATTGCAGGCGGGTTGAAGCTCTTGAACGTAATGAACCAATCGCCGCCGCGCAGGCAGGACTGCTCCACGTTTCGGATTTGCTCTTCGCCGTCAAACTGGTCTAGTTCTTCAAACCAGCAGATGCCGATATAACCAAACGGCACTTTGATTGACTTTACCTTTCCGGGGTCATCAACGCCGAAAAAAAGCACCTTTTGCCCGGTTGGCAAATAGGTGCATTCCATCGGGGAGACTGTGCAGCGAAAATGGTCGTGCAAGCCAAGCTCATTGATTGCCCATACGATCTGTGCATAAACGCTTGTGCGCAGTGTGTTTCCGACCTTGCGGAACACTGCCGCGTGGCATTGCGGATGTGCCCTCAGCTGCAAAATAACTTCAACGCCAATGAAGCTTGACTTTGTGCTGCCACGTCCGCCTTTTGCCACAAACTCTTGAACTTTACCATCTTCAATGTCCCAGAATGGCTTATAAAATGCTGGCGAAATAATATCCTTGATATGTTTATTCTCTTGGCACATCATAAATAATATTCACCGTTCCCGCGCTCTCTTGCTTCGGTTTGTCATCCCATCCGAAATTTGCCCGCAAACTGAACTGTGCGCCGTTGGAGCCGTCTTTGTCGTACAGTCTTTCTTCGGCGTATTGCTCGCACTGAGCCTTTGCGCGCGTAATCGTGTCAACAAACTCTGGTTTGTTTTGGTAATTCAAAAGCGCTTGCCTTGATGTAAATCCAAGTGCAAGCGCCAATCCTGTTACAGTAGGCGGCTTTTTATCGTCATAGATGATATAGCCGTTTTTATTTCGCATCGGTTCCTCGTTTTCATCTACGAACGGTTTTCCTTTACAGGCTTCAAAGTAGGCATCAATCTTTTCTTGCATTGCCTTTACGCTTCTGTATTTAGGTGGTGCGCCCACCGGTTTTTTTCTTGATGCCACTTTATCACCTCGCTTTATGCGTCCATCTCGATCTGATAATTCATTGCGCACTTGTAATGTTCATAAAATCTGTCTTGCACGAACAGTTTTTCTGTGTTTGTCCCGCCTTTATTCCCCGTTCCCATTGTCTGCCGCTTTTTTATGCTTGCAATTTCCACACACCCTTTTGGTGCATTGTATTCGCTTACAATTACCATAAATGGAACGTCTGCAAGCCATTTTTCAAAAGCATCATAATCAAATTGCCCAGCATACCCGGTACAGTCTGTATTTTTATATGGCGGGTCAGCGTACACAACGGCGCCTTGCGGAATTTCAACGTTTCTATAATCAAGTTCCAGACTTTGCAGACTTTC